GTGAGCCTCCTTGTATTTTCAAGGTTGATTTGATAGACTCCCCTCGCTGCGATCGCGGCGGGGCAGCCTTCGGTCGGCTCACTGCCTGTTTCAGTGTGCTGGCGGCCGGGTCATGCTCCAACATGGCCCGGCCGCTGCCTCTTCATTCAGATTCTCTCCTCTATATCGATGGGCATCTCATTGTTGTTTAAATATGGATATGTCAGCAGCGACGTGGTTTTGAAATAGCAGGGGAAGGCTTCCAACAACAGATCATCGGCACTGGCCCCGGCATAGCGAACCCAGAACGCTTCATCCGTTGTGGTCAGTTCCTTCTGCATGATCAGGGCCAGGCGCTTTTCAGCCGGGGTTAATACCTGAAAGACCCCAGTCAGCTCCCGTTTAGGTGTGCGCTTTTCACCCCAGCGGATACCGCCCAAACTCTCTTCAATTACATCTCTTGATATGTACCCCATGCCGCTCCCTGCGGCGATCCCGAATTGGGGCTCAAACGTAGCAGCTCCCAGCCATAACCTCCCCAGCTCGATGTAACCGTCCGGGTTGGTGGTGTCGGTGATCTCGACTTTCCAGTACCTGGCGGTCTTGTCGCTGGTGAAACAGTAGGTCCAGTTTTTTGGGTATTTGGCAACGGTCGCAGCAGTGAAGGCGGTTGGCCAGGCATCCAGGGCGGTGGTGTCGGCACCTGTGACCAGGGTGGTGTAACCTGCATCGGAATAGCCGCGCACCTGGATGGTCCCGGCCTCGCTGATGTTGTGGGCGCACAGGCTGATGAGGCGGATGGCCTGGGCTGCGCCCAGATCCACCAGGATGATGCTGGAGGCGGCGGCATCATTAGTGGAGCGGCACTTGTTTGCCAAGTCCTCATCTTGCAAATTAGTAAGAGGCAGGGCTGTTAGCCAGTCACCCCCAGACAATCCAGCGGTCAGAGTTAAATCAGGATATGAGATGAGAGAGGTTGCCATGTCAACCCCATAACTCCAATATAGTTTTTCGGCTTTGGTAATTGGATTCCGCGCCAATTATTCTCATGGGCCGGCCTGGCGTGTAACCATAGCGAGGTATAGCAACAAGTATAGTTTTTCCCAGGCTTTTCAATTCCGCCAAATCATCTGGATTATCATTGTTGCGAAGACGCCAGGTGTTGCTTGTATCCACATAGCCAGACGAACCGCCCACGGAATATATTGCGTTGTCATAACTGGTTAAAATAAGGTTGGCACGGGCGGATTTGAAACTGGCCACATTTTCCCAAACCCCAGTGGGCACAGCTAAATTCAACCGGGACACGGACGCATACATATCCGTGACACCACCACCATATTTACCTCCGGCGACATACATGTATGATCCTTGCAATGTAACGCCCTGACTTCTTCGTATTTCCGGCAAATCCGTAACGCCGGAGTCATCCCAAGCGAGCCACGGGTATATAACAGGAAGCCGGATAACTGTTTTAAGAGCAGCGCCAACGCCGGAATAGCCCCCGGCAACATATAGATAATTATTATATATAACGGGCTGTCCAAAATCGGCGCGGGCAGAAGGCATATCGGTAACACCGGCATCATCCCAGGCACCAGTGGGGCTGGCAAGGTTGAGCCTGATAACGCTGGCAGTGTAAGCGGTTGTATAACCACCTAATACATACAAATAATTATTATAAACAATAGAACCGTGCAGATAGCGGGCGGCGGGCAGATCGGTAACACCGGCATCATCCCAGGCGCCGGTGGGGTTTTGTACATCCAGGCGGAGCACCTTGGTATGTGCGGCGGTGGAATATCCGCCTGAGATGTACACATAATTGCCGTTCAGTGCGGCGCTGAGATTGCGGGCCGCCCAAGGCATATTGGTAACACCGGCATCATCCCAGGCACCAGTGGGGTTTGATAAATCCAGGCGGATGACTGATGCTGAAACAACCCCGCCAACAGTCCCTCCAAAAAGGTACAAATAATTATTATGAACTATATAGGCGCAGCCTGTACGAGTTGCGGCCAGCTCACTGATTGCCTCATCGTCCCAATAACCCCCAGCGGGGTAGGTAAGCGCTGCACCAGCCATGGGTAATTCCGTCCGCAACCGATCCCGGCGCACAGAGCGGAGGTTGAACTGCCTAGTGGCTTCTGCTAGAGCATCGGCATATACAGTAAATGCGGTATCTATGATGAGTTCCGCTGCCAGGGGATGGACTGTTTTAATACTGGCATCCTCGTAGACCGCTTCCAACCATCCCTTATCATAGACCCCCAACGACACAGAACCCGCCAGAGTAGTTTGAATTGTATTATTCTTTTTATATCGACAAACCACCCGCCAGACCGGCACGCCCCGGTCGGAGTCCTCTGTGGCGGTTCGTTCAATATTGGATATATTTGCATTTGTCAAAGTTGCTATAGGATTAGTGGATACAGGAGCCGTAAACTGCTTTGCCCAAAATTTACCATTATTATCGAAACCCCACCAGATCCCCATCCGGCAAAGGCTATCCAGAATCTCTTTGGTGCTGGGGTCGTTGGTGCCGGTGTAATGCTGGTACAATACCGTGGCTGGAATCGCCGCATCCAGATCAATGATGGACTGTTCTACAATGCCGGTAGCTCCGAGCTTTTCAATTGCCAGGGCTTTGATGGTTTGGCCTACGGATGATGCGGAGGCGGTGGCATCCATGGTGACCTGTCCGGCGGGTGAGCTGCCGAGGCGGATATAACCCTCTGACAGGCATGTATCGTAGGTGCCAGCGGTAACAGTGGCGGCCTGGAGTGCCGTGCTGTTGGCATGGGCAGTGCCGACTGTGAGGACAACGCCGCTATCCCGGACAGCGGCGATGCTGGAGATAGCTCCATCGTTGCACTGGTAGGTGAGTTTGGCGCTGTTGACCAGGACCGGCTCGATGTTGTAGGCCACACCGTTGCCAAATAATCTGGGTTTGGGCTTGCCCTTCAGGTCGTCCACACCCTCCAGACCGGCGGGCAGGGCGTTGGTTCCGGCGTAATAGTGCAGGGCTGCTGGTTTATCCAGGATGATGGTGTTGTCTCGGAAATTAAATGAAATGGAGGACCAACCGTGTTCAGGCTGCTCGATTGTACCGGCGATAAGGGTTGAGGCATCAGCAAAAGAGCCATTAACCGGAACATCCAGGACGGTGCAGGCGAAGCCGTCGAAGCCCCAATCAATCAGGTAATCCAGACTACCATCGTTGTTCAATAGTTCAACTACTCCAAAACCTCCAGATGATTCCCCGCCGGTTGCTCCGGGAGAATACATGGATTGGCTGAACATCCCCGGATTACTGAGGTACGGCGCAAAATAGGTGTTTGCCGGGGTGTCGGTTGGTTTAGTAATAAATCCCTTGGTGCCGAAATAGCGGGTGTCTATACCAGCGCCGCCTGGTTTCAGGGGATTCCAGCCGGTGAGGATCATCAGTTGGATATGTTCAATCATGCCGCTTTCCTCCTTGGTGTCTGTTCTTGTAGTTTTGTTTTGGCCTCAACTCCGGCCAGACGTTTTTCCTGTTTTTGGTTGATTTCAATGACCCCGATGAAGCCCGCCTGGTTTACCCTTACATTTGCATCAGCTGACTTTTCTATGCGTTCCAGTCTCTTTTCCAGCCTGCCGATCGCCTCTACAATCGCTCCACTGCCCGATTGACCCTCCACGAAGGCCTTTGTAATGGCATAGTTGTCGGGAGCTGTAAAAATACGCTCTCCCTGGTGGATGTTGGCGTTCATGTCGTAAGGGACATAGGGGGTGCCCACGGCGAAAGATGGCGTTTCCCCATATGGCAGCCACTTTTTCACACCGGTCACGTTGTTCAGCCAGTATTCCTGTCCCGGATGGAGGATGGCATTGGCGGCCCGCACCAGGGGGTCCTGGGGCACGGTGCTGTAAATCGCCCTGGCGGCTGCGGCAGCTGCTGCATCTTCGGCCGCTTTGGCCTGGGCCAGTGCCAGTGCTGCGGCTGCGGCGGCTTTGGCGGCATCGAGCTGGGCCTGTGCCGATGCGATCGCCTTGGCCTGGTCCAGAATGGCCTGGGCGGCGGCAATGGCGGCAGTGTTCGCGGCCTGGGAAGCGGCCTGGGTATCCGCTGCGGCCTTGGCCTGTGCTGTGGCTGCGGCGGCGGCAGCGGCCTGTGCTGAGGATGCGGCCTGGAGGTAGGATTGCAGCATGGACTGCATCCCGGAGATACCGCCATTGACGCCGGTCAGCAGCACGTTTTGCTGTGAGGTGCCCTTGGTGGTGGCTTCCTGAATCTTTTTCAACTCAAACAACTGTTGTTGAGCAATATCCAGGGTGAGGGTGGCGGTACTGGGCAGCCCGGCGATGGTGGCCAGGGCTCCGGTAACGTTGGCGAAATCGGACTGGTATCCGGCGCCGGATGCATTGTAGCCCTGGGAGGCGGCCAGGAAGGATTTTGCCAGTTCGGGCAGGCTGGTCAGGGCTGCGGCATTGCCGCCGAGGGCCAAGCCTTTGGTGGCCTCGAAGGCCGCTTTTTTCTGCTGATACAGGGCTTCGGGTGAAAGCACGGTTTGGTTGCCGCCCATGATGTCGAGCAGCGCCTGGTTGGCGGAGATCTTGATATCCAGGATCTGGAGCAGGTTGGCCTTCAGCTTTTCTGCGGTGGCGGTAAAGGCCGCGGAGGAGTCCTGGAGCATCTTTATCTGGGCCTGGGTGCTGTCCTGGATGGCCTGGGTTTTCAGTTGTTCCAGCGCTGTCTGGGCTTCGGTGATCCGGTTCAGATCCTCCAGGGCGTATATCTGGTTCTGGATGGCCAGCGTGGTGGGGTCCATGCCTTCGGTTTCAAGTTGTCTTTGAAGCATGATTGATTCAACAGTTTTGCCTTGCATATCATACAGCGTAACCATGAGGTTGCTATTGGTTTTCATCAACTCCTCAGCCGCATCCTCTATCATTCCAAACGATTCTGCCACGCCCATTAGCGTCGCAAAAGTCTGGGCTCCAGATTCTGTGGTAAGATCCAAGCCATTGACCAAGCTGCGGAACTCTTCACGGGTTTGCGGAATGGATGTATTGTGCATCTCAGCAAATGCGTAATTTACCGCTCGTTGCGCTTGCGCCAGCTTTGCAGCTTCTTGTTCGCTGTCTGTAAATATTGAGGTGAAATATGTGTCGATACTTTCCGCAAATGCCTCTGAGCCGCCCATCAAGTTTTGCAGAGTATACGCTAAATCATTTATTGAGCCTGTCGCCGGAAGGGTACTGGCGCCGATCAACAGCATGGAGTCATTGACCTCAAGCATAGCGTTGGAAAGCCGGGAGTACGTGGCAAACAGCTCCTCACCGCCAAGCTGGAAATCCTTGAGACCGGGGATGGTGTTTGCCAGGGCGTTGGCTGCGGCTGTTATCTGTACTTCCCAATCCTTCTGGATGTCTTCCGGAGTTCTACCAGCAGTTGCGACACGTGCCAGCTTGGTGTTGGCACCTGAGAAGCCAGCTTCTACATCAGCAGCACTCATGCCGAACAGTTTGGAGGCGGTGAGGATGTCGGTCTTGATGCCGGAGAAGAACTTAGTCATGCCCTCTTGAAATTGTTGGTCTACAGCGGAAGGAACATACCATGTCTTATCGTCAGTAAATATGCCGCCATCTTTGTGTTTTTTGAGATACGCACCTGTTTGGAATTCACCATTCACTAACTGTGATGTTACTCCCGCTCCTTGCGTATATGATGGGCCACCTACAAGCAAACCCACAGTACCTGTGATCATATCCTTCCAAATTTTGGCGAAGTGTTCCATTGCTCCCATCACATTAAGTGTTAATGCGTCTTTTAATGAGGCAACGGATTGGTTCACTCCAGTAGCTTTCCAAAAATTACCTGCCATACCAATTGGTTCTTTATCAAGTTGAGCAAAACGATTTGGCACAACGTTCATCAACATTGTTACAACTTCTGTTTTGAACATTTCCCCGATGCTCAACAGACTGTCAGCGGTTTTGTTCATGGCGATGGCGGCGTTGTCCATGCTGTCAACGATGCTGTCCATGTCAGCACCGGTCTGTGAGTCTCGTACCGATGAATAAGGGTTGGTGATAGAACCTCCCGCACCGGACCCGGTAGGGCCGCCACCAGCCGACATATATGCACCACCGGGGGCGGCAATAGACCCACCCCCACCGAATGACGTTGCCGCAATCTTTGCCACCTGCACCGCACCGGCTGCCGCAACTACCGCGGCCATTGCCATACCGACATAGATGTTGTTGGATGTTGCAAAGGCGTTCATGATCCCGGCAGCGGTGTTCATAATGGCAGCGGCCATGCTGTAAGCCTTGGCGCTCTCGAAACCCTTGCGGCTGGACTGATCCTGTGCTTCGGCCAGAGAACCAAAGAGCTGCGAGGCCGAATCAACGTAGAATGCGGCGGTTCCAAGCTGAGATTTATACGAATCAGCGGCGATCTTGCCGGTGGCAATGGTGTTCTTCTGGCGCTCCAGGGCCGCAGCTTCGTCCAGGGCCGCCATGGCCTTAATGGTTTGTTCTTCGCTTAAACCCTTGCCGATGGTGGCCTTCCGCTCGACATCGATCATGCGCAGGCGTTCTTCGTGGGCTGCCTTTTGGATGGCCAGTTGGTTGGCGGTCTGATCGGCTATGGAGTCAAAACCGCCATTGCTGTTCATGCCGACCATGGAGGCGGCGGTGGCGGCGTTGGTGGCTTCCAGGTCGGCTATGTACTTAATAATGGCCTGCTGGCGCTCGTATTCGCGGGTTTGGTCCCGGATGGTTTTGAGGCGTTCGGCTTCGGCGGCGGTCAGGGCTTTGGCGGCATCGGCCTGTTGTTCCAGGGATTGCAACTGACCGGTGCCCAGGGAGAGGGTCGGGTTTTTGGTAAAGCCGGTGGGCTGGGCGGTGAAGAGGCCCATTTTCTTGATTGCGTCAGAGCTGAAATCTTCGGCGGCCAGGTCCCGCGCGGCATTGTCCCAGGAGGATTTGAAAAAATCCTTGATTTGGGCCTGGTATTCCTTTTGCTGGGCGGTGAGACCTTTTTTTGTTTCCGTTTTAACCTTTTCAACAACACCGGCACTGATTTCAACCGCCTTGGCGATTATTTCGTCACGATCGCCCAATAGGTAGCTGGCACCGCCTTCAACGCCGACTACATTTGTATCGGAAACAAGAAAGTTTTCATCAAATTTACTAAGGGGCTCTTTTGGCCGGTAATCAACCCAGTTGCTGCCGGAAACTCCATTCGGGTTTAGTGCCGCGAAGCCTGTCGTAATAACACCGTTTTTGCGGGTATTGGTTATAAAATACTCAAACTCTTTAATAAGTGTTTTTATCCCCCGGATTGTGCCGGTAAACATGCTGTCGCCGCCGTTTTCCATCACCGTGGTTTTCAGGTCAAACCAGGCTGTTTTCAGGCGCATGGTTTCAGCGGTCATGCCGGACATGGCCTTTTCACCAGGGGGGAAGGTTTTTTGCAGTTCGGCGGCAAATTTGGGCAGAAATTCATCAGAAATAACGCTCCCGGCTTCCAGCATCTTGCCGAGTTCGGCGGTACTGACACCCATGGCCCGCGCGGCGATCTGGAAAGCGCCAGGGAGACGCTCGCCCAACTGGCCGCGTAATTCCTCGGCCATGACGCTGCCTTTGCTCATCATCTGAGAGATGGCCATCAACGCGCCGTTGGTTTGCTCTGCAGAGAGGCCCAACGCGCGGGAAGCACCGGCCACGGAACTGAATATCTGCTGGGTTTTGTTTCCTTCCAGGGCGGTGCCTCTGGCAGCGGCGGCCAGTTTCATGTAGCTGTCGGCGGTGGAAAGCAGATCAAGGCCCAGGCGCTGCGCCTCGGCCCGGACAAACGACATGGAGGCCGCGCCACCGGCAACACTGCCGGTAGCGGCCGCAAAGGAATTGTTCAGACGCTCGATCGCCATGCCGGCGGAATGGAGCTGGCTGATTACCGCACCCAGGCTGAACCCGGCGGCCAGGCCCATCATGGAAGTATGCAACACGCCCAGCGACCCGGCCATGCGACCGGTGGCGGTGTCCATGCTGCCGGCCATGCGCCCGGCGGCGTTTTCGATATCGCCCATGCCCGAGGCCATACGCCCGGTGGCGGTCTGGGTGCGGGTGCCCATGCGATCGGCGGCGGAGTCGATCTGTTGGAGCCCCCCGGTCACCTGGGGGACACCATCCAGACCTACGGTCATTTCAATCATGTACTTGGCCATTGACAATCCTTGTCAGCGAACAGTGAAAGGCAAAGACCAGCGAACAGTGGACAGAGGACAGTGAACAGAAAGGCTTTTACTGTACGCTGTACGCTTGCATTTCACTGTTTTCCGCCTTTCACTGTCCACTGTTTTACTCCGGACACGTGCTGCAAACCCTTGCCAACCCTTCACCAAATTCCTTCTTGCATTTTTCCAGCTGCTTATTCCGGCAGTATTCACCGATCTCCTGATCGGTGCGGGCCTTTTGTTTGCCGCCATTGACGGCGGCCAGATAGATGTTGTCCATCAGCGCCAGGCAGCGGTTTTCAAAGCGGTTCAAAGAGCGTTTGGTTACGGTTAGCCAGGCTGCTATCTCGACATGTGTGATGGCGGCCGGTTCGTGCATGATCTGGCTGCCGCCCATGCCCGCGATCATGATGGTGTGTTTGCCCCTGGTGCGGGACAGCTCCTGAAAATATTGCCAGATGTGGCGGCCGGCAGGATGGCAGGTGTGCACGCTGTCATCCTGCCGATGCAGGCCCAGACGTTCGGCGCACTCGCAGAGCGAGGCGCTTATTTGGGCAAAAAATTGGCGCGATCCAGGATGAACGTATTGGCCTGGGCCAGCGCCCAGCCATAGCCGCGCCAGCCGAAGATCTCTTTTTTGTTGTCATCGGACAGCTCCAGGGCTGCGCCGTTTTTGCTGAAACCGCCCCATTCGGTGATCATGGCGCAAACGGAATTCAGCTGCTCCTCGCGGGTGTCGGCGGCGGTGCGGTTGACCTTGCCCGCCTTGGCGATCTGTTTGAAAACCTCATTGAGCGAGGCATCGGCGACGCGCTGGTAGGCCTCGGAATCAGCACCCTTGAGGCGGACCCAGAGGGGCAGTTTCTCGTTGCTTTCGGGGTGGCGGAAATGCATGACCACGCCTTCGTCGGCGAGTTTGGCGGTGTCGAGGGTGGAGAGATCGAAAAATTCTGACATGGTGTAGCTCCTTTTTTTTGTGATGTGGCTTTGAAGGCTAACCCCCCTCAATCCCCCCTTAACTTAAGGGGGGAGGCTTTTAGGCTCCCCCTCTTAAGTTAAGAGGGGGCTGGGGGGAGTTAAGGTTTTACGGTTTAAAAACTTACAAAAACACAATCACCACTTCATCATCGCCGGTACCGATGGCGAGCTGGAAGGCGGTGTCGGCGATCTCCAGGCCTTCGCGGTCGCCTTCGCTGACCTTGGTGGGAACCACGGTGGGTGCGGTGATCTGGACCTTGTTGTACTGGTCCGCGCCGATCGGCCCCATGTTGAGCGCGCCGGATGTGCCTGCTTTCCAGATGCCGTACCAGTCATGGGTGGCAACCAGCTCCATTTCCGGGTCAAACTGGCCGGTGGGGTTGCGGTCGGTGATGCCGAATGACTTGTAGCCGCTGGTGGCGTTCATGTCCTCGCGGGGGGCCAGGGTGTTGCCCATGTCGATGCTGAGGCTGCGCAATACCGGGGTGTAGCCGCCGATGGTGAAGGTGGCGCCGGTGGATCTGGGCGGAATCAGGGTCGGGAAGGTCGGGGCCAGGATGGCCACGTCGGTCACGGCGTTATAGGCACCCATGAAGTCGAACTCGGCGAAAATTTGCCCGCCCACTTCGGTGGAGAATTTGACCGCGCCACGGGCACCGGTGAGCTTTTTCAGGATGCCGTCGGTATAAACGCCGATGGTCATGGAGGGGACACCGGTGGAGGCCGGTTTGTAGGTGACGGTTTCCACCCCTGGGGTGACCACCAGGGTGGCGGCAAAGCCGCAGCAGCGCAGGTAGGGATCGACCGGCGGCAGGACGCCGGCGGCAAAGGCGGCGGCGCAGCCCATCAGCTCGGCCTTGAACGAGACATGGGCCAGGGAGAGGCCGGGGATCTGCTTCATCTTGGAGAGCGACGGCAGGGCCGCATTGCGCTGCAGCATCTTGATGTCCGGGGTCCACTTGACATCGAGGGCGATGATACCGCCATCGGCGGCCAGCAGGGCTTCGGCAACACCCTCCACGGCCTCGATTTTACCGGCCAGAACTTTACGCCTTGTTTTGATCATCTTTTGCTACCTCCTTTTGCTTGGCCGGTGGTGCCGGGGGCGTTTTGACCGGTTTGGGCTGGGGGGTGACATCCACCTCTTTGCCGTCCACGATCTCCACGATCCTGAGTACCGACGCGTCGTTGACTGTGATCTGCATGGCTGCTCCTTTCTAAAAAATGCGTTCCGTGATGGTGATGCTGATTACAGCGTGATGGCAGAGTACTTTGCCGAAGAAGCGGTCATCGATGAGTGCCAGCTGCACCGGGGTTTTGTCCGGTTCCAGGCCGTTGCGGTATTCCCATCCCCCTGGCACGGCAGGTGAGGCCTCGCGGAAAAGGTCGCAGATATCGTCGCAGAGATCCTGAAAGGCGCTGGCGCTGGCAACGGCGTCCTGGAGACCGAGATAGCCCTTTATCAGCATCTGGTGGTGGCGGTTGACCGGGCCGGTATAACTCTCCGGCGCTGCACTGCGGGTTATCTCCCAGCCGCAGACCTTGCCTCGGGAATCCTTGAACAGGTTGATGAACTTCTCCGGATCAATGACCTGGCGCTCGTAGGCGTGGACCAGCCCGGTACCGGGGATGCTCTCCAGTTTGGCCTTGATATCGGCGGCGATGGTGCTGTAGCGGACGGTCATTCGCTTAGTTCCTTGGCAATGCTGAGGCCGTGGCAGTCAAATATTTTTTCCACCTGGGGCCAGTTGTCGGTTAACGCCTTTTCGAACATGTGCGCGCCTTTGAAACCCTTGAGTTTGATCTTGCGGCCAATTAAATAGGCGGCACTTTCCGCGTCTTTGCCGGATAATCCCAACTTGACTCTAATCCAAGGGAGGAGTGGAGAAACGTATTTGCCTCCTGGGTCTGCTGAGGCAATACCTTTGCCCGGTTTGCGCCCCTTTTCGATCACCTCGGCGTATTTGTGGGCGGTCATGATCATACCTTTGACCAGCGGGGTGCCCTTGCCCGGTATATCGTGTTGGATCGAGCCGAGCAGGCCGCCGTAAACCCCCTGGGGGGTATTTGCCTTGACCTTGGCATCCAGAAACAGGGTGGCCTCGGTGATGGCCTGGTCCAGGTGGCTTTGAACGATCTGCGGGGCCTTGCCTGAGAGCAGATTGCCGGACCTGGTGATATTGATATGGAAGTTCATAAAGGCAGCGAACAGTGAAAAGCAGCGTGCAGCGAACAGTAAAAGCCTTTCTGTCCACTGTCCTCTGTTCCCTGGCCTCTGGTTTCCCTGTTCACCGTCTTACCCCACTGATCAGCCGCATTCTCGTGTTGTCCGGAGGCGGGGCGACCACTGACGCGGCGGCTACGGTGTCGTTGTCCTTGATGCCCAGGTGCGTCTTGTAAAGTTTCTCAAACGAATCAGCCAGGCGGCGGAATTCATCGGCCTTGGAGCGGTAATTTACGGTGTCGGCCTGGATGGTGCTGTCACTGGTCTGGCCGAAGGCGGCGGCAAGCTGGCGCAGGCAGATGGAGGCGGCCAGATTGGCAACCGCTTCCAGGTCGCAGGCGGGCACGCTGTCCTCGGAATGCAGGATGGTATAGGTCTGGCGGACGTTTTCGTCCGTGTCGGGCTGGGCGATGAGGATGCGGAGCACCTTGCCGGTGGGCGTGGCATAAATGGAGTAATCACGGCGGTCGATGATATTGGCCGGGACGCGGTCCGTGGGGTACTCGACCTGGAGGATGTTGGAAAAGCCGTCGATCCAGTCGATGGGCAGGGCCACGTCGTAGGTGCCGGCACCGGGGATATCAACAACGACCTCCAGGGGCCGCGCTTTGCTGTAGCGGTTGAGCGCTTCGGTGGCGGCCAGGATCAGATCGTCCGGATCGGTGATCTTGCCGGAGTCGTCCTTGATCTTGGGGCGGATCATGTCGATGAGGGTTGCCATGGATGGGAGATTACAGGAGGGGGTGGGTGTAAGTATTTTTTGCAGGCAAAAAAGAAAAGCCCCGGTCCGGTTAAGGGCAGGGGCTTTTGTGGTGTTTTGGGCTTTGTACTCTTATCGAAGGTGGTTGTCAATGGTCATTTTAAAATCTGAATCCGGAACGGAGAGGGCCGAAGCGGCGGGTGTTGTGTTTGGGGGAGGATACTGCCGTTTCTTCTGCGCCAATACCACTAATTGCCGGTTCTGGTGAAACATAAGGCCTGACCGTTAGGGCATCCAGATAGGTTGCATTATTCAGGTCTTTTGTCAGTCTGACTCTTGTGGCATCACTGAATTGGCCGGTTTTAGTACCTAACGATGTTCCGTCGGAATAAAACGTAAACGCGTTGACATTGGCCGCGGCCTCTACTTTTTTGTAACCTAAAGCGCGAGGGACTTCCGTTACTACCCAATCGCTGCTTTGTCCGGAGTAAACGATATACCCGGCGCTGTTGCCAGTTGATACACCAACTGCGTCTCTGCTGGTATTCGCCGCATTTGTCACCTGTAACAGCATCTGCAACGATGTTGAGTTGGTGTCATAGATATTTAACGCCGCACGGACGTGGTTGTTTGTGCCAAAACTTCGGTTCAACGTTCCCTTGCCTGTCACCACGGCAGATGCTACGCCTTGGACCACATTTGTTGTGTCCCGCTTCACCCGCAAAGTCATGACCGGGTTGTAATCAACAGTCCAGCCTGGGATTGGGGTCGTAGCAGCGGCAATCAGGGCATCATAGCCAATCTCCGTATATGCAGTGCCCCATACTGTTGCTGTTGCGCGCCCGGAATACCAAACATTTACAACGTCTGAGGCATCCAACAGGAAAGTTGCGCGGTAAATCAAGCCATTGTCCCACCCGGCAGTTGACGGATCGAGGAGCGGAACTGGGTATAGTGTCCACGCTGCCCCGTCTGTGCTTTCAAGTAAAAACAGAGACCCTGGGACGGTGGCCGAATTATTCGCCATCATTAGATATTTGGATTTTGAGACGAGATATTTAACCTGGATATGCCAGGGGGAAAATGATGTGGTTATACCCCCCAAATGCGTAACAGTCGCGTTTGTGCCAGTACCCCAACTTCTCCCATCAGTCGATGTGTATTTCTTGATTACGCGAGGCGCGCCCGCTTGAGTAACTGTCCACATTACCCAGGAATCCGCTGATATTTTACGAACCGCAGGTGACACCTCCTCAGCGGCCCCGACATCCAGTACCACGGTGCCCAGATGGACGTTTGTAATAGCGCCACCATCCAAGTCAGTCCAGGCTATTCCATCGGCGCTTTTAATAGCATATAGTTTCCAGGTGGCAGAGCTGTCCTCGGTGGCCTTGAAATACATCCAGAGTTCGTCGGTTGTGTCGTTGTAGACCAATTCAGTATCGGAGTTGTAGCCAGTGGGTGATTTTGGTACTACGGGATTGGTCAGACCTGTCGGCACGCTCCATGTGGTTTTGTCCGCAGAAACCACAATTGAGGGGTTTTCATAGCTGCTCACCGAGTTCGGATATGGAGTAAACGCCATCCAGTAGGTGTGCCCATGCCAGCCAGACGGGAAATACAGAACCGATGGATGAACCGGTTGATTTGAGGGGGTGCTGTAATAGCACGGGATATCGAGGGCGCTGGTATTGTCCAGCACTTGACCCTTTACAGCTTCAAAATCCTCGGCCAGAAGAAATGTGGTGTTGATATTACTGGTTGAGGAGGCGGCAGCATTACCATAATATATGACGATATCAACTGTATCTGGTGATGCGGGTATAGATGGTATTTTTATCCATACTACGGCGTTGTCGCTGTCAGTTTTTGTCTCGATCCAGTGAGACAATAATGTGGTCCCGTCCGCTGCGGTAAAACGAAGGTCGGAAAAATCTGTCTTGACAGCCGAATTACAATAAATATCCGTTACGGTATCTTCGCCAGCGCCAAAATGCGCTGTTAGTTTAACGGCATAGTTTGTTTGAGATGTTGCTACGCCCGCCACAGTTAGCGACTGCCGTTTAGTCCAACCATCTAGCCAGCCTGCCCAACAGTTTCCCGCCACCGCTAATATCATCAGCACCATCAAAAATCTTTTCATAAAATCTCCAGGGCGGGTGTTCTCCCGCAAGTGGATTACTTTGCGTCCTTGCACTTCTCCGCTAAAAAGGGATATTCACACGGCGCTTTTTTCAACAGGCAGATTGGCCACCCTCTGCGCCGAAAGTGGCAATATGCACAGATATAAAACGCCTTCCACGGCTTGTGCGGCTTTTCTGCTATGACAATCTACATCCCCTCAACCTCAACACTGGCATCCACACCGCTGATGGTGATCTGCGTGACGTCGGGGTGGATGATGATGATGTTGTCCTGGTCGGCGTAGATCGTGCGGGTTTTGGTGCTGTCGCTGTTGAAATAGCGGGTGATGTTGGTGGTGCTGGGGATGATGTTGATGGCTGTCCAGTCGGTGATGTTGTAATCGGCGCCGGTACCCTTTTTGAAAACCTTGGTGGTGGCCAGGTTGATCGGCACCTGGGCCTTGGCCGGGTCGGGGATAAATGCCTGAATGCTGGAGGTGCCGTCGTTGGCCAGTTTGCCGGGGGTGACGTTGATGGCGTGAGAGGCAGTGGACAGTGAGAGGCAGAGGACAGCGGACAGTAGAAAGGCAGTGAACAGGGTTTTCATGGTTGCTCCTTTTTTTTGTTCAACGTTCAAGGTTCAACGTTCAAGGTTCAAGATTCAAAATAAGGGTGGGGAGACCCCGCCCCTACATAACGCCCGTGGGTGTCGGCAGAACGATGTTTACCGGGTTGTTGCTGTCGGTTGTTGTGGTTGTGGTGGTTGTGGTCGTATTGGTGTTGTTGGTGGTCGTGTTATTCACAGGAGGCGGTACAATAGTTGTAGTTTTGGTTGTGTCGCCACAACCGGCCAGAAGGCAGAGGGCAGTGGACAGTATGAGGACAGCGGGCAGTAATTTCATTTTTTGCTCCTTTCAGAAAAGGGCGGCTGCTTGAGCCGCCCTTTTTGCTTCGTCTGGTATCAATGGATCGATCCGGTCACAATCTCTTTAGCAAGATAAACAACGTCAGATCCCGCCATTGCGGCGAGGTCCCTCCTGTTACCAGATCCACAGCTACGGTGGCCTCATCGGCAATGAGCGTGGTGGTGCCGGCGGTCAACACCTTGACCGTGCCGGCGGCCGTGACCGTGCCGGTGTAGTTCGTGAATGCCCCGGATTTCAAATAAACCTTGAGGGTGGGGTTGGTGCCGGTCACGCCACGGGCGTTGACGCTGGCCGAGACGATCGAGTATTTCGCCGGGGCGGTGAATTTGACCAGGCCGGTGCGGGCGCCGGAATAAGTGCCCATGATCGGCAGCACTACCGGGGTGTAGCCGGGCGAGGCCGGGGACGGGTTGGAAGTGGCTGCCAGGGCAAGGCCGGCCACGGTCGTCGCGACGATCAGCATGATTGCCATCAAAATGCTTTTAAATTTCATTGGTTCCTCCGGTTTTTTTTGTTCAACGTTCAACGTTCAACGTTCGAGGTTTAAAAAACTGTTCAAAGTCCAATGTTCAAGGTTCGAGGTTTTAAACATTGAACTGCCTCTAACATTGAACATTGAACGGGTGGTTACGCTGCTACGACCGCCTTATACGCGCCACGGTAATCAACCACCGCGCATTCGTAATCGTGGGTGATGCGGTACTGGATGCGGCCGCCCACGAACATCTGACCGTTGGCGGGGTTGTCGGCCACCAGCATCTGCGGTTCCTGTTGGCCGTTGAGGAAGGCCAGCTCCACGATCTCCACCTCGTTGGGATCGGCGAACATCATCCAGTCGGTGGCGTCGGTCATGAACGGGTTCTCGAACAGTCCGGCAGGCTGGAAATACTGGAACATGGAGTTGCCGTTGGCAATCGTGACCGCCTGGGGGTTGAAGTTGTTGACGTTGGTGACCTGGGCGCGCAGATCCGACGGGAAGGCCACCGTGACCGGACGGAGGCCGAGCACTTCGGCGCTGCCCGGTTCCGCCTGTTTGAACATGGCGGTGCGGGCCGCTTCGGCCGGGGTAATGTCGTAGGCCGTGGAGCCGAGGTTGCCGTGATCGGCATGGAAGATCGCCTTGGCATCGCCGCCATAGGTGGCATTGGTGATGAACGGGTTCCAGACGCGCTTGGCCAGGGTGCGGCGGGCAGCGCGGGGCAGGCGGGTGATGATCTTCTGGATCAGCCGGACATCGTCGTTGATGATCATGCGGCGGTTGATGGTGATGATGCCGCCCTTTTCGTTCAACGCGTATTCGACCTTTTCGTCGGACAATTCCCCCAGATCCGGGTAATCGGCCACGTCGGTGTCCACATCCGGCAGATCACCGTAGTAGCCGATGCGGATGTTTTCCAGGGTACGGAAGTCCACGGCGCGGCGGATGTTGTTGCCGACCAGGCGCGAGACGCCGTAATCGCTCATTTCGCGGTAATCCTGGGTCAACCTGCGGTAGAGGGTGTTGCCCAGGGCATAGGTGAAGGTGGTGTCGCCGTAGGCAGCCTGCATGCGGCGGAGCTGCTGTGGGTTGAGTACGCCGCTGATGTCCACGTCGCCGGTCATCTCCACATAGGCGGCGCGGATGCTGGTGAAGATCTGGACATCCTTCATGGTGTCGGGCAATTTGACGCCGAACATGCCGTCAAAGGCGGCTTGAAGTTTGTCGGTGGATTCCCGGCCGACAGTTACCCGGACATCACCCGCGCCGCTGACAGCTCCGGAGGCGCTCAACTTGTCGAGCATCTCTTTTTCCGCCTTGATAGCGGCCTGGAGGGATTCATCCTTGAACACGACATCCTTGAAGCTGGCGCGGAGTTTGTCCTGCACCGGTTCGGGCAGTTTGCTGGCGGCCAGGGTGCTGGTGAGGGTCATGTTGCAGGCGATGAGCTGCATCTGTTCCAACTGCGGCGACTGTGACGACGGCAATCCAGCAGCCGACTCTTTCATGGCAGCGACAAGTGCTGAGACCAACGGCGCGGCATCTGATGCTGTCACCGTCGCGGCGGCAATCTGCTCCAGGGCCTGATCCTGGGTCATGGTTCCGGCGGTGATTCCCGCCTGGATCTGGGTGTGCAACTCGGGCCGCTTGCTCTGCAGGGCGGCCAACAGTTTTTCAAACATATCTGTGTCCCCTTTCTGGCCTGCCTCTTCGGCTGCGGCCAATCGTAAAAATTTCCCATTGTTAGTGGGGTTGTAAACCACATCGACTTCCACGGATTTGATTTCAACAGGTTCTTTCATCATTTTTCCAGCTACCATTTTGTTGATAGCCCGGCCAACAGCGTCAAACGAAAGGCCAAACAGGTCCGGTTTGCCCCGTTCAAAACTGTCAACCAATCCGTCACGCAACCATTGAGCGCTTTTGAGGATGCACAGATCCGCCTCAATGGCCGTACCGGTGTCGGTAACGTTTTTCAGCCAGCCGATTATTTCCTTGACTGATTTTCCAAATTGCTTGTTGGCCGCTTGATGCTGGCTCTCATTCAGTGCGAAAACACGGGCGCCCTCGATTAGACTCGAAATAGCGGCAACCAGGGGCTCGCGGGTCCAGTTGATCCGGCCATCCTTGCCGGGGCCGTATTCATTGACCTGTACCCTCCATGTATAACCGTAATCAGCAGAGTCAGACTCACCGACAGCGGCCATGATACGGCATGATGTCTGGATCAGTTCAAAAACCATGGGTTACTCCTTGCCTTTTTTTGCATCCTTGGCTACGCGGTATTTCTGGCCGTCTGCGGTAACGATGACCAGGTCCTTGCCGCTGTCCTTCCAGTCCAGCACATCAGCCGGGGTCAGCGCGCGCTCCACCGGGACATGGACGTTGCCGCTGTCGGTTTTCTTCGGTTTGGAGCTTTTGAACACCAGCCCCTCCAGGTACTTCTTGTCGATCGCTTCTGCCATTGTGTTACCTCCTTGGTTTGTTTGCGGCCGCTTGGGCCTTTTCCCAGCTCGTTAAATACTCTTTTTTCGATCCCCACCCCGGCATGTAGGCCACATGCATGCAGCCGCAGTTGACGACCTCGCTGGCCGGGGCTTTGGGATCGCGCGGATACATCATGATGATATTGCCGATAAGGAACGGCTCGGCCACCGGTTTGGTCTGGCCGTTGTTGTACAGGTGATAGATCCGGGCGCGCTTGGGGTGACCGGCGTGCAGCCACATCTTTTCCAGACCGGGCAGGGTTGGCACGGCGGCTTCCATGCTGGCCTGGTGGGCCATGGTGAAGGTGCGGCCCAGCTCGGTTTTGGTGATGACCATGGCGCGCTCCTCAATGCTTTTGAAAAAGCCGGGGCGCTCCAGGGTGCCGGCAATGGTCCCGGAGATCTCGTGCGGGGTTTTCTGTCCCAGGACACCCAGGGTGAGCTCCGCCCGGATCTTGGCCTGGGCATCGTTGGTGATGGCGCTGATCCGGCCCCAGGTGAATTCCTTGAGCTGGTCCACCAGGTGGCTGGAGATGCCGACCGGAGAGAGGACCGTGCCGGCGGCGCTGGCCATCTGCGGCAGCAGATCGCGGCCTGCCTCCCAGGCGGCGTTGATGCCCCGGCCCAGCTCCACCCGCATGCCGGCCTCGGCGTCGTAGAGCAGGCGGTCCAGCTGTGCCAGCATCTGCGTTTGCCGAAAGGCGGTGAAGGATTCCGGCGCGGCGGAGGCGATTTCACCAATGACCTGTTTGCGCACCTCCTCCAGTATCCGGCGCACGGCCTCGGCCCCGGCGATGGTGCGGAGGCCCTGGGCGGTGAGGATCTGCTGGAGTATGTCGGTTGCTGGTGTCGCCATGATTGTCCTTTGCTGCTTTAAACCTTAACCCCTCCCCGCCTCCCCTTACCTAAGGGGAGGGGTTTTAAACCTCCCCCTTTGTCAAAGGGGGACTGAGGGGGTTACGGGTTTGGCCCTGGTTCGCTTTATGACACGTGTTAAGGCCCTTTTTCGTCCTCATCGCGACCATCGGTAGCTACCTGGGTGGCGTTCGGCCTTTCTGGGGCAAATTTGGCGTTTTTGTAATCCTTCCCCTCGGGGGGTACGTCGCTGCATTCATCCGGGTCGTATTCGAAGCCGAGCATGGCGGTGCAGAAGGCGAACATGCGGGCGGCTTTTTCCTGGTCGATCCATCCCTGACCCTCGGCGGTTACCAGCGCGCTGGAGACATCGCGCAGCATGGTGGAGATCTTGGCCACGTCCTTGTCGGTGAGCGGCGGGGTGGAGATCTCGTATTGGTAGGCCTCCTCCTCCGGGACGTTGAGGTAGGAGGCATCAATGGCGGAGCTGATGACAAAGTCGGCGATGGTTTTCAAAACCGCTTTGGCTTCGTTCTGCCGCCGGGTGAAGTTCATCAGGGTCGGGCGGTCCATGGCGTCGGCGGTGGCGCGGTTGCTGCCGTCGGGATCGGCATACCAGTGGTTGGGCACGCACTTGGCCCCCAGGATGTGCCGGCGCTGGAAGCGGGTGGCGGTTTCGGCATCGAGCGCCTTGAGGTCCGGGGCTACGGCCTCGCATGTGACCTTTTCGTTATGGATGAAGGCACCACCGGTGCGGGGTGGCGTGTAGAGGGCGCGCTCCGCCTCCAGCTGTTTGGCGTCGGCGCCGCTGACCGTGATGTCGTAGTAGAAGGCGTTGAACTGGCTGTGCTTCTCTCCGGCATCGAGCATGGTCTGCTCGTAGGCGTCCAGGTGCTCGCCGATGTTGAACAGGTCGGAGGTGCCCATCATTTCGGAGCTCATGCAGTTGATCTGGATCAGGAAGCACTGGCCGTCGGTCATCTGGTCGCGCAGCTCCTTGGCGATCGGGGAGAGATCCTCCTCGGTGTCGCTGTCCAGGATAACCTTCAGGGTCCGTTCGCCACGGTGTTCGGTGGCCTTGATCCGGACGCCGATCTTGGTCTGGACATCCTCGGGATCGCAGAGGGTGGTGGAGATCAGGCCGGGGTCGAGATAGCCCAGCTTGACCCGGCCGGTCTGTTCGGCCACATGGGCGGTAAGCACCAGGTTGCCGAATACGGCGCATTCCTTGATGTAGTTACCCCAGCGCAGTTCCAGCCGGTTGCGGTCCCAGAATGCTTTAAGCGTTTTTTCTACGTCCTCGTTGTCGCAGGTGAACGGCATGGCGTCGGCGGCAACGAAGGCGGCCGGGACGTCGATGAGGAAGGCGGCCAGGGGGTTGGTCTTGTAGAGCCAGTACGCCATGATGATCTGCTGCTCGTAGGGGGCGATGAGCAGCTCGCGGGTGGAGGTGCCGTTGAGCAGCCGCCAGCCGTAGTCGTTATCGAGCGAGATGGAGGCGGCCTGGAGGCGTCCGGCCACGGCTGCGGGGAGCGCGGCCTTGAGGCGCTGGTCCACGGCAGCGGAGAGCTTTTCTTCGACTTTTTTGTCTATGTTGAACAGGCGGTCGAGCAGTTTCATGTTGTTCTCCTAGAGGCTAACCCTTTAAAACCTTAACCCCTCCCCCGCCTCCCCTTAACTTAAGGGGAGGGGCTGGAAGCTCCCCCCTTAGTTTAAGGGGGGCTGGGGGGGTTAAATTCTTCGTCTCCCGTATTTTTGGCGGCCTTTGATTCCGGCAAATATGCCTTTGCGCTCGGCGTGGTAATTGTCGGGGGTGGTTTCCTGGGGTGGGGCGCAGGCGGCGGTGATCAGCGCGCCTTCGCATAATCCCAACAGCATCTCCAGGGCATCCGGGCCGTCATCGTGACCGCCCCGGCCTTTGGGGCGGTAGTAGATCAGCTGGCGTTTCAGTTCTGCATGCTCCGCCCGGAACCTGATCCAGCCGTTTTTGATCCAGGGCTGCAGCCGGATGATGCGCAGATCCTTGTCGGTGTTCGGTTTGAACTCATCGATGTTGAGGGTGATGCCCTTGTCGTGGGCGGTCTGCTCAACGGTACGGGCGAAAAACTCCTGAAACTGGATGGTCTCAAAACGGAACTTGTCGAACGGATCGCGCTCGTGATAGGCGAGGATATCGACCAGGATCTGGTCCGGCTGGCGCTTGGCGATATCGGCGATATCCAGATAGAGGATGCGCTCTTTCATGCGGCCGCCCATGATGACCGACGGGTCGGAGCGTTTGTTCTGCTTGCCCAGGGACGGGTCGCATGATCCGGCGTGCAGCACCCCTTCCAGATCGATGTCGCCGTCAGTCCAATCCTGGAACCATTCCTCCGAAAACACCTGGTCCTCGGGGTTGAGCGGTTCGTTCTGTTTTTCGCTCTCGAAGTAGGCCGGGCCATCCGAGACCCGCATCTTCATCAGGTAGTAGTACGGCTCCATCTCCTCCCAGAGCACTTCGGTACCGGCCAGCATCTCGGCTTCATGTGCAGCAAAGTAGCTGTCGGCGGCAGCCTCGGCCTGTTCTTTGCCGATGGAGATATCGGCGAAGATCCGTTCCCACTCCTCCCAGCGTTTGACTGCCGGGCTCCACTTTATGACCGCCTTGAACTTCTGCCCTTTCCAGCCTGGCTTGACCAACAGCTTGGCAAGGAGCGAGTCGTAATGGAGGATGGTGCCGACCACGATGAACACGGTGTCCGGCTGGCCGATCTTCATCAGCGCCTTGAAAAACCAGTTTTCCAGCTTGCGGCGCTGGTCGGGCGATTCGACCGATTCGTCGTTTTCCAGGTCATCGACAATCACCAGGTCAGGGCGGCAGTTGCCGTGGCGCAGGCCGCGCAGTTTCTGTCCGGCCCCGGCGGCCTGGATCTTGACGCCGTTGCGGGTGATGATCTGATCCGATCGCCACACCGCGCCCTCGCCGCACAGCTCGGGGAAATCCTGCTGCAGGCGCTCGTTGGTCTCCAGCTCGATCTTGATGAAGGAGAGGAAGCTTTCGGCCTGGCCGCGGGTCTCGGAGACGATCAGGGCAAACTTGCGCTTGCGGAAGGCGGCTGCCCAGAGCGGCAGGCCAAAGGTGCCGGTGGTGGATTTGGCGTTACCACGGGGCGCGGCGTTGGCTTCCTTGTCGCCTTCACCGGTCGCCACGGCCCGGTTGATCATGGCCGGGTAACGCGCGGCGAAGTACTTGTGCAGGCGGCTGGACGGTTTGGTGAAGTAGTGCGGGAAGTAAGTCCGGTTGAAGTAATCCAGGTCTTTTTCGGCCTTGGCTTTGCGGGCCTTCTGTTCGGCCTTGTTAGCAGGGAAAGGTTTGGCGGACGCCTGGATCATCTGGCGGATCGCTTCCACTTCCTTGTCGAACAGTTTTTGCTTTGCCTGGGTTAGTGCCATGAAATTCCCTTTTAACCTTTAACTGCTAACCCCCCTCAATCCCCCCTTAACTTAAGGGGGGAGGCTTTCAGGCCCCTCCCCTTAGGTAAGGACCCAACAGCGGGCCTAAAGGGAGGCGGGGGTGGGGTTAAGTCTTACGCTGCATATTTCTCCCGGCCCCACTGAATCAGGTCGTCAAAATTGTCTTGAATAACCGCCGTAATCATCTCGTCATGCTTGCCGCCATACTCGATCAGATCCTTGATGAACTGCAGGAACATCTCGCCACGCTGGCGGGCGATCGCGTCGGTGGCTTCGCGGGCGGCCTTGCGGTTGCGGTCGAGCAGGGCGTCCACCTTGGAGAGCGAATCGAACAGGGCCGGGGAGACGTTCTTGATCGAGACGGAGGTGGTCTCCTCGATCTCTCCCATGATGCTTTCGCGGATCGCCTCCAGGCGTTGTTCAAAACCACGCTTCATCTCGCGGGCCTTGTCCCATTCGTCACGGTCGTCTGCCGGGGCCTTGGTGCGGGCCTTCCAGTCGGTCAGGGTGTTGCGGGAGACGTCCAGGGTCTCGGCGATCGCCGTGAGGCTCTGCCCTTCGACATACATCTGCCGGGCCACCGGCTCCAGTTGTGCGCGTGCTCCCTTTTCAGCCATCAGAAGCGCCCTCTCTCTATCTCTCCCCCAAAGGGGGAAAGGATTCTGTTCTCCCGTCGGGAGGATAAAAGGCCATTCATCGAAGTTCCCTCTGCAGGCGGGCAATATCGCCCTGGATCTTGGCCAGCTCGGCCCAGGTCATGACCAGGTCATCCATCTGCTGCGCAACCTGGGGGATCTCCATGTCGCTGAATGGCGTCAGGGCGGTGTTGAGCCCCTGGCGGACGGCACTGCAAAGCCCTTCCCCTTTGAGGTTCAGGCGGCGCTGTTGGTCCTCGGCCTCGGCCAGTTTCCCGCGCATGGCGGCTCTTTCGATGCTCATCGGTGTGGCCCCGCTCCCCGTACTGTCGGGCAAAACTGGTTACTCTCTACCTTTTCCACCAGGGTCGAGAGGATGCGCGTGTTGAGGGTGATGATCCCGGCCAGGTCGCCGTCCAGCTTTTCCCATTGCTTGACGCCGTATTCATAGTTGCGGACCAGCTCGACGTTGTTTTCGTAGAGCTTTTTGATGCCGCTGACGTCGTCTTTGTACTGGGAGAGGATCTCGGCGATGTGGTCCTTGTATTCCTCGCGCTGCTTCTCGAAGCGCTTGGCGTCAAAGTGCCAGATAACGAAGATCAGGCCGGGCAGGCCCAGCACCTGCATGACCAGGGTGGCGAAGGGGAGAGAGATGGCTTCCATTACAGTGGCCTCCGGGAGTTGAATTCAATGCCAGTTTGACAGTCTATGCAATGGGTGGCGGTCGGTACTGCCTTGCGCCGTTGTTCGGGGATCTGCTCCCCGCATTTGCGGCAATGGCTGAGGCCGATGCCGAAGGTCTGTTTGCGCCAGTGGTCACGGAGGGCGTCGGCGGTAAATTCGGCCTGGCGATCCTGGGCGCGGTCCATGTCATCCATCAGCAGAGGACAGTGGACAAAAATTCAGAGGACAGAGGACAGAGGACAGTGGACAGAAAGGCTTTTGCTGTACGCTGTACGCTGCTTTTGTCTTTTACTGTTCGCTGCTTTTTTCGCTGTACGCTGTTCACTGCTGTTGCCTTTCACTGTTCGCTGGGGCTGCAGCAGTCAGGATGCCCATGATAGTCTGGTAGGTATCCACCTTTTTCTGCCCTTCATCGGCCTCGGCCTTGATGGCGTTGATCTGATCCACTACCGAGAGCACCGTGGGGGTGAGGGCTGCGGCCTGGGTGATGGCGGCCTCTGCCTTGATCGCGGCCGGGGCCTCCACTCCGGTGGCGGTGTTAGTGCCCAGGGCGTGGATGCCGGAGGCAGCGAAACCGGCGGCCATGGGTGCGCCGACGTTGATCGGCACGATGCCGGTGGCCATGCCGTAGCCGACCGCGCCCGCAGATGCCAGCTGTACAAGACCTTTGGCGGAGGACATGGGATCTGCTTTGACGTTGCCGAAGAAACCTGTGAAGAATGCGATGAATTTTGCGAACATGTGGGGCTCCTTTACGTTGTTGTGTTCTTAACCCCTCCCCCGCCTCCCCTTATCTAAGGGGAGGGGCCTTTTAAGCCTCCCCCTTAGGTAAGGGGGATTGAGGGGGTTAGATTTTGACTGCTGTTTTTGCCCAGCCAGTAGGCGGGACCGCCGAACAGGTGGACCATGTTGTAATATTTGGCGGCGCGGTGGCGGCGGAGGGCTTGCAAAATTTTAGGCCCGCCGGCGGCGTCGATAGCGCGCAACATGTTGTTCAGAAATACCCGGTCAGCCTCTTCCTTGGCTTCTATGGTTTCGCCTTCCACATACATCCAATCGTGGATGTCGCAGCAGAGGGAGATATCGAGGAACCAGATCGTGTCCGGAACCAGGTCGAGCTTCCAGCCGCCAGGGCCGCAGCCGTTGACCACGGCGGCGCGCACCTCGGGAGTGGCGCGGGTGTAGCTTTCCGGGGCGTAGAGGCAG